CATCAGTTGAGCATCATGGAGGCTATAGTGACCTTAATGAGGACTCAGACTATTCTAAAATACCAGAGAGGTACTAATGGCTACAACATTTAAAGAAGACATGATCATGGCATTAATGCAGGAGTGTTATGGTAAAATTGCCATAGCAAAGATGAACATAGAAATTATGTTAAAGAATCCTACAGGAGTTGCAGATCATCCTAATTTAATACAATCTATTGGTGAACAAGCAGATGTTATTGCTGCTGCTAAGGATAGATTAAAAGTATTAGAAGAGGATTTCTATGACAAGGAGTAACATACCTAATTGGCAGCATCATAGTAAAAAGGAGGCTAAACGTACACTCAAACCACAGGCACTACGAGCTGCCAAAAAACGTACCAAAACATTTATTAAAACACTCAAACAGAATGAACCGTTACGTATGTCATTATGAAAAGATGGGATGCATTGTCTTAAATGCTAAAGATGATGAAGAAGCTGCTTGGTTAGGTCTAGCTCATGCTAGAATAGAAGGAACCACACTCAAGGACGTACAACTAATAGAGGATTACAATGACTAATAAAAGACCATCCAATAGAAGACCAAAGTACTTTCCTAATAATTGGAAGGCATATAAGGATTCACCTGATGAATTCTTTATACCTTTAACATATAAAGACTTCTTTAATTGGAAGGTCATGGGTTGGGTATTACCATCCTCAATAGCATGTGTTATACGTGAGGAAAAGGACGGGAAGATATCTGAAAAGATATATTCACAATCAGCCGCCGCCGACAACTATTTGACTAAACAAATGTCAAATAAAAAGAATACAGCTATATATACTATAGTTGATGATAAACAAGTACAAGTTTTATATCCTAAAGAGGGTAGACATAAAACTTATAAACAATTACCCAAAGGTGCTCCAGAAGATTTTGGATTTGACACATGGGATGAATTAACAGATGAGGAAATCGATGAACTATTCGGATAAAGAATCCATATATGATTACTTTGAGACAGCTATTAATGCTATTCCTAAGGATCATCCACATTATCATGAGATAAGACAATTATTAATTAAACAAGTAAACGACGACTTACATGATCATGAAGCCCACTCCTCAACAAATAGACGAGCAAGTTAATCTTGAACGTGATGCTATTAGACAAGGACTTAAAAGGTTACAAGATCAAACATTAAAATTAGAGAATCAGAATTATGCTTCAGCTACTATTTATGGTATTTCTTCTATTGACAGCCTTCTACCTGATGTAGCAGAGCAAATAGATAATACTGTATCAAGGATACATGAACGAGGTAATGGTGTCGCTTTTAAAGATATACATCAGTATTTGGCTGATATAGATTCACAATCAGCAGCCGCTATTGCATGTAAGATTACATTTGATAAAGTATTTGGCTTTAAAGAAGGAAGTAATCAAACAGTTAAAGTATGTGAAGCTATTGGTAAGGCTGTAGAAGATGAGTGTCAAATGAGATACTATGAGCATAACTTTCCAGGTCTTTTACATACATTAAAGAAAAACTATTGGCATAAATGTTCTGGCACAACACAAAGATTAACTAATATTAAATTAGGTATGAAGCGTTGTGGAGTACAAACATGGACGCCTTGGAAGAGTACTATTCGTATTAAGCTAGGTGGTTGGTTATTAGATTGTATAATGAAGGCTAGTAAATGGTTTCATAGAGTTCATATAAGACAAGGCAGAAAAAATGAGGTATATATTTTACCTACTGCTGAATTTATGGATATCAAGGATGAAGTTATTGCTAATGCTGAATTATTTAGTCCATTAGCTTGGCCTATGTTAATACCACCTAGAGATTGGTCTAATGAAGAATCAGGAGGATATATCTTAAATGAGGTAATGAACGGACATGATTTAGTTAGAAGAGGCAACCACTCGTCTATACAGGGAGAAATCCCACTAGCCTTTTTGAATAAGATTCAGAAGGTTGCATATACACTTAACAAATTTACAGTTATTGTTGCTGCTACTTTGATGAAGAGAGAGATATGTGTTGGTAAGTTTCTACCTATTGTTCACCATCCTTTACCACCTAAACCTGTTGATATAGCAGAAAATAAGGAAGCACGTGTATTATGGAATAGAGAATGTACTAAAGTATATAATAGACAAAAGGCTGAAATAGAAAAGTCATGTCGTACAAGGATGACTATGGATACAGTATTTAAGTTTATTGATAAAGATAGATTTTTCATTCCGTGGTCATTCGATTATAGAGGAAGAGCATATCCTATCCCTTCATTCTTAACACCTCAAGATACTGACTTTGGTAAAAGTTTAATCCGTAGTGCGGATGAATCTTATATAACTGAGTCAGGTAAAAAATGGTTAGCCTTTCAAGTAGCAACAACATTTGGTTTAGATAAAGAAACAATGGCTAATAGGCTGCTGTGGGCAGCTCACAATCACTCTTTAATCACCAGAGTAGCCACAGAACCAATAGATAATATTGGTGACTGGGAAGGAGCAGACGAGCCATGGCAATTTTTAGCTGCATGTGAGGAATATCATGCATGTGTTATTACAAAAACACGTACTACTACTGGACTATTTGTAGCCACAGATGCTACATGTAGCGGTCTACAGATCCTTGCAGGATTAGCAAGAGATAAAGAGACAGCACAACTCGTCAATGTGCTACCTTCTGAGAGACCACAAGACGCATATCAGGTTGTAGCGGATACTGCCAAACCTAATTGTCCTATGCACATACGAGAAGTAATGGATAGGAAGACGGTCAAGAGAACCGTCATGACAATACCCTACAATGCTAAACCATTCTCCAATAGATCATATATTCGTGATGCCCTATTGGAAAAAGGAATTGAGATCGACAAGGACGATCTAACCGTTACCGTAAAGGCTGTCAGGGACGCTATGCAAAAAGTTGTCCCTGGCCCTATGAAGGTAATGAAATGGATAGAAGATGAAGTTAGTAAAGCTATTAAACGTGGTGCTGAAAAATTAGAATGGGTTACACCTTCTGGGTTCATAGTGAACCAACGCATCATGAAGAAAAATATTATTAGATTAGATCTACAATTATTAGGTCGTTGTCAGATATCAGCCGCAACTGATGATACTGACGAGGTAGATATCAACCGTCACCGTGCTGCTACAGCACCTAATCTTATTCATTCTTTAGATGCTTCACTCTTACATCTCAGTATAGATAGATTCGATAAGCCAATCGCACTCATTCATGACAGCGTTCTCACACAATCGGTTGACATGGACGAGTTATCGGCTATAATAAGAGAGACATACATGCATCTCTTTGCAGAGCATGACTATCTCAACGACTTTGCCTCACAGATAGGGGCAGAGACAGAACCACCGATCATAGGCGATCTTAAGCCTGAGTCGGTTATTAATTCAACTTACTTTTTTTGTTAAAATGCCAAAGAACGTACACGTTACGGACGAAGTTACACTTGAGGGATTTCAAGCTATCCTAGAACCTGGAAAGTTTGGTTATTCACTCTCGGCTGTGGTCGGTGCAGATGTAGCCGATAAGCTAGAAAATGAGAGGACAGAGGTCTTAAGATGGGCCGAGTCTAAGCTCAAGAATCCGAAGAGAGCTACCCTAAAACCTACACCATGGGAAGAAGTATCGGATGGAAAGTATAAAATTAAATTCTCTTGGGGTGAGGATAAGAGACCTCCTGTGGTAGACACAGAGGGAACACCCGTTACAGATAAGAAAACACCGTTATATGCAGGATCTACTGTTAAACTTGGCTTCTTCCAAAAGCCTTACATACTCAGGGATGGGGTTACTTATGGCAGTTCTCTTAAGCTCGTTGGCGTACAGGTTGTCTCAGTTAAATCTGATGGAGCTGGTGTCGATACTGGAGAGTTGGGTGAGGACGAAGTAGCTAATCTATTCGGTAAAACATCTGGATTTAAAGCTAGTGAACCACCTGTAGAAAATGTCGAAGAAGAAGAAGACTTCTAAAGAAGAATCCTTAGAGTGGGCACAGAAAGCCTACGACCAACTAAAGGAAAATAAAAAAATTAAATTTAGATCTAAGCTAGAAGAAAGCGTTGCTAAACTTCTAGTAGAACTCGGAGTTAGTTTTGAATACGAATCTTGTAAAGTTCCTTATACTATACAGCACAATTATCATCCCGATTTTGTATTGCCAAACCACGTATACCTTGAAACAAAGGGATACTGGGATGCAGCAGATAGACGTAAGATAGCAGCTGTAAAGAAAGATAACCCAGACATTGATTTGAGGATGGTATTTCAATCACCCTATAATAAAATATCAAAACACTCAAAAACAACGTATGCTAAGTGGTGTGATAAACATGACATCCCTTGGTGTGCCTACCACTCATTACCAATAGATTGGTTAATCTAATGGACGCAGAATTTGTAAGACATGAGCCTTGCAATAATTGTGGCTCGTCAGATGCAAACTCTTTGTATACTGACGGTCACTATTTCTGTTTCTCATGCCAAACTTACACACCCGCAGATCTTTCCCTTTTCT